GCTTTGCCACTGCTCCACCAAAGAGACAGTTGCTTCGCAACTGCTCTTTCAAACGCTCCGCCTTTACTGCTTTTTGCCATCTTTTAGTCCTTTGCGACGTTCGTAAGCTTCCACTACCTTTGGATCGCTAGAATGCTCAAACTCAGAAAATGGAATGCTATGCACTTCCATGTATTCGAGCATCTGGACTTTGTTTCTGAATCGCATACGGTTCTTTGGAACTTCCCGACGAAGTTGAGTAGTGGGTGAGTCGCCCTTGACTTTCTTTTGTCGAAGATCGCGTCGGCGTTGCTTTTCCTGCTCTTGCAGATCGTCCCATTGCTTTCGTGTGTATCGAATGCTCACTGTCGTATTCCTTTCGGTCGGGATGCTGATTTGAAGGCTTCCGCAAGGATTTCCCATTGCAGAGGAATATCTTGTGGCACAGGAATGCACCTTGGCGTTCCTGGTGCCGGTAGTTTTGTCAACTGGATGTTCTTGTTGAACAATTCTACGTTCTTGAAGAACAGATCCCGGAAACTTTCCGGGCCTTTTCCCATAACAAATTTGGTGGCTTTCTTGATTCCTACGTTCGGAATACCGACCACGTTATCAGACGGGCAGCCTGCCCATGCCTTTACGCTTGCGTAAAGGCAGGGAGGCATTTCATCGTGCTGCTGCCGAAAATCGTTTTCATTGACAACGATTTTCTTAGTAGGCTTGAAAACAACAACACGATTGCCTTCAATAAGCTGGTGCAAATCCTCATCGCTAGATACGATATAGATTTTCTTAGCCTTGGGAAGATTGTGTACGCAGGATGCGATCAAATCGTCTGCCTCGAATCCTGGAGCGTAGAATATGTTCTTCGCTCCGATGATCGGCAAATGATTCTCTCGGAATGCTTGCAACTGGTCGAATAGCAGTTGTCGCAATTCCTTTTCTTCCTCGGTTTCTTCCGCCCGTAGCTGCCGTCTAGGTTTTTTGTAATCGGGATCTATCTGCTTACGGAAGGCGTAGCCTCCGTCAAAGCAGAAGATCAATGTATCGACGGCTAGATCGTCCTGCAATTTGGAGCAGGTGCTATGTAAAGCCATGAAAAGCGTTCCTGGATCGCTTTTCCAAACCGATCCAGGAATAGTAAACCATCTCGCATACGCGAGATTGCTTACGTCTAAAATGGCGTAACGATGATCGTCCATTAGTAATCGTCTGCTCCCAGCCCAGGAAATCGATTGATTCGGTCTTGCGTCAGCTTTCTGACAGTTTCGATCTCGTCGATTTGCTGCTTGACGGATCTCAGGGTGTCTCGAAGTCGAATCAAATCCTTTTGAATCGAGTGCCGAATGTCGAATTTTTCCTGAGCTAGAATAGCCTCGCAGGATAAAAGACTATCCACAGCGGCATTTGCGGCCACTCGGATCTCCTCGACGGTATCATCTACGCCTACCATTATTCGTACCTTCGCTTTCGTTCTACTTTTAGCTTTGCTTCGATGTCATTCCATGCGGCCTGCATAGCATCGTAGAGTTCCGATTCTTTTCCATCGTCCTCAATTTTCCTAATCAGTTCCTCGCGGAAATGCGTTGTTTCGTAGAAGGGTGACGCAATTCGGCCTCCTGGAGCTTCCCATGCCTTTTCCTCGACTAGAAAATCGATTGCGGCTCCGGTAGCGTCCATACCGACATCTGGCATTATAGGCACAGATACAGTACGTTCCCTGCCGTTTACCCTATTTTTCTTGACATGGAAACGAGTTTTGTAGCCAATAACTCGTTTCTTTCCATGAATCTCTTTGGTCAGCTTCTCTCCCGGAGTCGTCCAAATTTCAACGCTCGCGTTGAATTTGATTGCATGTCCGCCGCTTCGCGACTTTTGCGGCCCGTAGAGTCCGGCATCGAGATTATCTCGTAACTGGCTAATGCCAGTTACGATGCTGCCTGAGTCGTAGATCATGGCAATAATCCGCGACAATCGTTCGGAATTGATCTTGGCCTTGCCGTCACCGTAAGAACCTTTGAGTTCCTTACCTTCGGCTCTCGCCTTAGCATCTTCCGCTATCTTTTTTTCCTTGGCTTCCGATGAAAGGGAATCAAAGGAATCGATGATTGCAATTATTTTCTTGCCTTGTCCGATCTTTGCTTCGATCCAGTCATAGACAAATTCGAGCAGCATCGGTTTTCCCGGTTCGGGTCGCAAAACCTGAATCCGTTTGGCTGCTTTCTTTCCGAAAAATAGCTCGAAGTCGAAAAAGTTTCCAACCTCAACGTCGATATGCCATAGTTCATAATCGTCAAACTTTGGATCATTTGCTGCCTCAGCAAGCTGAGTCAGCGTAGCTAGTGTTTTTCCGCTGGAGGAATCTCCAGCGTAAAACATATAGGTTCCCTTGAGCAACCCCCTACGCCAATCGCCGGATACGGCTAGATTAAGCAGTGGGCATCCAAGCGATAGATATTCCTCGGTTCGCTGCGGAACTACAGATCCTCGTTCGAGGATCTGTATCGCCTCCGATTTCTTTTTAGCCATCGATTTGCCTCTTTGTGATCTTTAGGACTTTATTGAGCGTTTCTTCGACCTTGTTCGGACTTACTATTTTGCTGTTGTAGGTCGCTGGATACAAGATGCTTTCGCCTCCGTGCCGGTCAAATAGATGACAATTTTCCAAATTGTCGTCAATCAGTATCGTATTTGGTTTAGCCAAAAGGTATTTGTCGTGCATGTAGATGGTATCGGTAATGCTGACACCTAGCTTCTCCCAAAGCCATTTGCTGCGTGCATAAAGGCAGTTTGGATCTCGAAATGGCCTAGTGCAGATGTAGACCTTTCCTAGCTTTTTGAGATTGTTGTAGAGCTTTTTGGCTCCTGGCAATTCTTGCATGTCTTGCCAGAATGAAACGAAAGTCATTGATTCGTTGAGCTTTTCCCAATCGATTCCATCGCCTTCCCATTTAGTCCAAGGCTTGTTTCTAGGCAATCCTAGCCAATCGTTGGCCTCGCCAACGTAGTCGGCTAGGACTCCATCACAGTCGAGATAAATACGCATTGTTACACCGCCACTGGAGCCGAAATAGCTGGATAAGGATCGTAGCCCAATACTTCAAAATCGCCGAGTTCGTAATCCAAGATCGATTCCTTTTTGCTCTTGATTACGAGTTGGGGACTTTGCTTTGGATTCCTACGAAGTTGTTCAACTATCTGTTCGGTATGATTGCTATAAACGTGACAATCGCCGATGGTATGAATAAGCCGACCCGGAGTAAATCCATGCGAATTTGCCAGCATATACGTCAACAGCGAATACGACGCGATATTGTACGGGACTCCCAGGAACATATCGGCGGATCGCTGATATAATTGGCAATCTAAAACATGATCGTGGCTGACGTAGAATTGTGCCATCATGTGGCAAGGCGGAAGTGCCATTGCGTGCAATTCCGCAGGATTCCAGGCAGACAGAATGATCCGACGAGAAGTCGGATCATTTCTGAGTTGGCTTTCGATCTCGGCAATCTGATCGACTCCTCCGAAATCTCGCCACTGCTTCCCGTAGACTGGCCCTAGATTACCGGCGGCGTCGGCCCACTCTTTCCAGATCGTCACACCATTCTCGACTAGGTAGGCGATGTTGGTATCGCCCTTGAGAAACCATAGCAGTTCTACTGCTATGTTTTTGAATGAGACTTTCTTGGTCGTAAGCAGCGGGAATCCGCTGCTTACGTCATAAATTGCTTGCTTTGCGAACAGCGAGTATGTCCCTACTCCTGTCCGATCTTTTCTACTTTCCCCACTTGCATAAACCTCATCCAATAGTTGCAAATACGGTACATCTAAAAATCGCATAGTTCTGCCCTTGTCAAAAGTAAACACGAAAAAGGCCGCCCGAAGGCGGCCTATCGAGTCACTGATTGGAGATTCTAAAACCAGCCTCGACTGCGGAAGTTAAGGTTATGACTCCCGGCACTTTCCGCTGCACCAACTCTGATTAGTGATATCAAGTTTTCTTTTTAGAGGAGGTCTGATACCGCTGGCTAGAAGCCACGCCCTAAGAGTCACGGCGAGTGAATCAGCAACCCCACTTTTTGAGGGGCACGATTTCTATCCTTTTGCTGAGGTTTAACAAACAGGCGACAGACAAGTCGCCTGTTTGATTATACCAGAAACCGGTCATCCGTAGCCAGCACCCTTGGCTATGCCGCTGGGTGCTGGCCTACGGATGAGTCCAGTTTCTAGTCATCCCAGTTATCCCAGGCTCCGTCTTCCTCAGTTTCCGCTACTGCTACCGGCTCCTGAGACTCTGGTTCTTTCTTAGCTGTCGGATATGGCTTTGTAGCCAGATCCGCAATCTTCGCCTTATGTGGTTCGTCTGAATCATCCAATACGGTAATAACACCGTCTTGGTTCTTCAGAATCGTGCATTTTCCTAGCGTTCGATGGAATACAGCAGCCCCCTTCTGTACCCAGTCTGGAGTATCAGAGGGTGCAACCGCAGCCTTGGCTGGCTTCGGAGCAGGGGCTTCGACCGGTGCTGGAGGCATCGTCGTATTGATCGGATTTAGAATTGTAGTAGGAACCTCAACTGCTGTTTCCACAGCAGGCTCGTCCTCCACTACATCCATATCCCAAAATCGGCCTTTGAGCGAAGCGTAGCTCTCGACTACCAAGAGATCATCAAGAGGCAATGCCTTAGCCAGCACATCGGCTGGAACGCCGTTGTGCTTTTGGAAAATTGCCGATACCAGTTCGTAGAACTTGGTAGTTGGCAGTGACTTTTCGATGAAAGTTGCGTACACAAACGATCCATCGACTGGATCTGCGAAGTAGTCTGCATATTCCAATCCTGGAATGTTTACGTTCGCAGCGACGACTGTATTCAACGGCTTGGTGAATGTATGGAACGAAGTATCGAAGATCGCTACTTTGTTTTCGTCTGGCAGCCAGACGTTGTACAGAGTCCGCTGCTTCGCATTCAGCGTCTTTGCTTGTTCCTTGGTGATCTGCCCACTTGCGAGTTGATCTTTGATCGCTTCGCAGATTGGGCATTTGTCGCCGTTGGTCAAACGGGGGCAGATAGCGTACTCTTTGCCAGATGCGCCGAAGTTTTGATGGATGTAATAATCCCGAGCGTAGTGTAGCTCGCCCGGCTTCACTACCGGATGTTTCGCCCCTGCCGGTACGGTGTATGGCAGGATTACCATGCGAATCTGTCCGGCCTGCTTGACTGAGAACTTTTCCGTACCCTTCGGGATGCGGAGAACGCCGACCTGTGATCCTTCGGATTGCTTTTTGCGATACGAAGCTGATGACAAAGCCATGTTACTTGACTCCTCGCGGTTGAACTGTGGTAGATCCAAGGTATCCGGCGATTGTCAATTCGGCCAAATACTTTAGGGTGGAACGCTTCACTTCGAGAGCGTCTACGACTGCTCTCGAAGATGCCAACTCAGACTTCGCGGCGATAGTCGCGTTCTGAGCGTCGATGTATTCTTGCTGGGTTGTGATGATGGCCTTGACGGTATCTTCCGTCACTTTCGCCATCCCAAAATCAATCGGATTCTGGCGAATCCGAATGCTTAACTGGGCTTCGACCAGTTTCAAAGCATTCTCGGCTCGCTGACTTGTTTCCAAGTCAGTGATAGCCTTGCGGCTCCAAACGAGGATCTCGTTTGGAATGTTTTCGAGTTCGGTGTCGAGATTATTGCGATCTACACCGAGATTTACGTCTTGAGACATTTCGTCTACTCCTACTAAAACCTAGAAACTGAACTTCCGACAATCTAATCTACGTTGACGCCTTGACCAAAGCGAGAACAAATCCACCTTTTTTAGAAGAAAAAAATGGCTCGCAAAACGCCGACATAATCTTGATGACTTGCGGAGTAGTCCGACCGTTATAGCAGATTGTGCTACCGTAGGACATGATTGTCAACCGAAGACGCTCGATCTCCGATTCTTGCAAATCCTTAATAGTAACTCCATGCTTTGGGAAAATCTTGACTCCAGCGTAAAGATCCTTAACTACTTGAAACAGATCCGGTTTCAAGTCATCGGTGCTTTGCAGCACCGATCCCCAATTCTCTTTGCTGATAGCAGAAATCTGCTCCAGCAGCACTAAAGCCTGCCTTGGGCTGCCATCGGCAGCCATAGCGATGGCTTGCGGATGGCAGGCAATTTGTCGCTTTTGTGCTACAGATTCGACCAGCGAGCATAGATCGCTGGTCGGGACTCTATCAAGTTTTAGATGCGTCAATCGCGTGAGCAGAGCCTTTTCCAGCTTTTCTGGATTGGTCGTGCAAAGGACGAAATAGACATGGGCTGGCGTATCTTCTAGCATTTTGAGCATGGCTTTTTGGGCTTGCTGAGATACTTGATGGCTTTCGTCGATAACGTAAATCCTAGCCTTGCCCGAAAGCGGCTTTCGCGGTAATGCGGCTTCGATCTCCCGAATCATGTCAATTCCGTTATCGCTAGCTGCATTTTTCTCGATGATCTCTAGCTTTCCAATTCCCAGTTCTCTGGCAATAATACGGGCAAGAGTAGTCTTGCCCGTACCGCTAGGACCGGAAAATAGAATAGCGTGCGGCAGGTTCCCTGCCGCAAGCATCGTCTGTAACGCTTCGGTTACGGCCTTCTGGCCGATGACCTCGGAAAGGGATGTTGGTCGTTCTTCCTGGTATAAGCCCATTACAAGTATCCCCTTACTAATTCGTTGATTCTGCGATGGAATGTCGGCAATGCTCCGTCATTCATAATGATCCGATCTGCAGAGATATTGTTCTTGTGCGATTCGCTAACGTGATCTGGTAGAGCAGCAACTTCGGGTGAAATCCGCCCTCCGATTCTCCAAATGATTCCACCTTCCGATTTTACGAACTCCGCTTCCTCTGGAAAGCGGAGATCGTGAATAGCAAATCGCGGATGCCCGGAATCGTTCATGCGTTTCTTAGCAACATTTACCCAACAGTACGGCCCGAAAACGTCGCGGCCATTTTCGGTTCCGATGGTACGGAGCATCTGCCTGACGGCTGGATATAGCCGTTTGGTGTAGTCCCAGCCGTGCTTATCCACCAAGGTCTGCAAATAAACTGCTCGATGGTGGGCAATGATGATTGCCGGATTTAATCTATACAGGCTTTCATAAACTGGATCGGCAAAGCCGATCAGTTTATAGCCGAAGTTGTAGGCTAGATAGGTTGCCGCTGTATTCTTTCCGCAGCCTATATCCCCGCATAATGCAATTATGCGAGGTAGATTAAGTTGCCCTGACATTTATATTCTCCTAGCTTTTGTGATAAGGTTTCTTTTCCGCCCAGCTTCGACCTACTTCTACCTCAGTTCCTAGAGGCAGTTTGATCCAATTCCATTTAGCTCTCAGACCTTCCGTCATTGTATATGTAGCCATTTCTACATAATCGTCCAATTCGCTAACGGGAACTTCTGCTAGTAGACTATCGTGAATCTGGCAAATGAGCTTTGTTCTCATTTTCTTCTGAATGATTTGCTTTGTTATATCTACAGCACTCTGCAAAAGACAATGGAATGCACAGCCTTGAGTTTCTACATTCAGTATTTCGTTACGTTTGAATACGCCCCAAATACGAAATCCTGTTTTGGTATACAGATATCCTTTTCTTAGATAGTTATCCCAAGTATCTTTTCGCCATTTCGCAAAAACAGGAAATCGAATACCCCAAAATCTATCGCAGACTCCTTTTATATGGCCTGTGAATGTTTCCGGCCCTTCGTCTCTTTCGGCTCCTAATCTTTTTATTCCTCGGCTTTGTAAATGCTCTAATACGGACTTTCCGTCCACTTTTGAATTTTCAACAGTGAGAGAATTTACACCGTCCCATAATTTCTTGGCAATAGCGGCATAAAAATCGCCATAGATCAAACTAAAGTTTGTGACTTTGGCTAGCTGTCTTAAAGGTTTGGGAACTTCCTGCATGAAAAAGCATTCTTGTGCGGTAGCTTTATGAAAGTCAAAGCCCGTCATTAGATATTCGGCCATAGTAGGATCGCCGTGTAGGCAGGCTCCGATTACGACTTCTAACGTCGAATAATCTATCTCTACGATTACCTTATCGTCTTCGTGCGGCTTTATAATTCCCCGAATCGCCCTCCCGATGTCGGGATCGCGAATCGGGATATTCTGCAAGTTCGGAGAATCCGAACTTGACCGATAGGTAACTACTTTGTGCAAATTAAAGAAAGCATGAACTCTGCCGTCGCAGAGTTCATTCTTAAAACCCATGAGGTATGTACCTCGAAGTTTATGCAATTTCTGGGTATGCTGAAAGAGCTTGGCGTAAGGAGTGCCAAGCTCTTTCAAAGCCCGGTCATCCAGAGACAGTTTACCTGTCTCTGGATTGACGATGCCGCCTGGATATCCCATGACATTGTAATAAATATCAGCTAATTGCTCTCTGGAGCCTAGCTTCGCTTTGACTCCAAATCGCTTTCGCTGCTCTGCGTACTCCGGCATTTCCCGCAATCGATCTTCCTGATCTTTTATCCTTGCCGATATATCGGCAAGGGCTGCATCCAATGCTGCACAATCTATTGGGAGTCCATTGCTCTCCATGCGCGTCAACGCTAGGGAGCCTTCATGGAGTAATCGATAGGCATCGCGGCTTGCCGGTTTCATCTGTAATTACTTTCGACGGCCTTGGCGATCAAATAGAATAACAGATCGTCCAGATTGGACTGCTCGGAAGGTCTGACGACCTTGAGCATCCCTGAATTGCAAACAGTTGCCACCTTGGCAACTGTTTACCCAGCCGACGACTCGGCCTTGGCGATCCTTGATCGCGTCGGCTGCATTAACTTGAGCAATTGTCAAACAGACAATTGCAGCTACCATTGCGTAGATTTTCATTTGCTTTCCTTTTGAAAATCGTAACGAACAAAATGCGACAGCCGTAAACTGTCGCGTAGACTACATCCTATCCTACGTTGGTCATCAGCCAAATCTTGACTGGTTGATATTTTCCTTGCGGAAAAATGTCAACCAATCCATCTGACCAGTGCAGTGTCGGTAAGCAACCTACTCCTGCTCCTCCTAAAATCGCGTGTCGCAATTCTACCGGATTGGCGACCTCTGCTACCTTAACCATCGGAATGCCTTCTGGCAATAGTTGTTGAGGATCGATGAATCCAAAACTATTTATGTCGATTCCCCTAATTGGGTAAGTATCGACGGGATCGCTCCCGTAGAGCCGGAGTCGATAATTGATAATCTCAGGCTTGTGGTTGTATTTGCTCTCTAACGATTCGTACACAGAAAAATTTCCGATCACGAAAGCATCTCGCTTTTTCGGTAGGGCTGCTTTCTGCCATAGTTCCGCTGGTTCATCGTAGCGGATCAGGTGGCGAATTTCATAGTTTGGCAGGATTTCTGCAAAGTTGACGGCATCGAGCATCCAGTTTTCGACATGCAGAACTATCTTAGGATTGGCTCGCTCTGCTGCCTCTACTTTCTTGATTTCTCGCAGCATTTTCCGATGAGCCGCAAGTACGCGAATTGCGTACTTGACAAATACCTCGCCTGCTTCGGTCAGAGTATTGTCTTGGTTGAGTAGTTTTACACCTACTGTCTTGATAATCCTACGATTCCCATCGGGAATCGTAGTGGTGTTGTCAATCTTCAAAGCCTTGGAGGCTTGAGCAGCATTCCCGTATTTGACAGTAGCCAGAAACCATTCCAATTCCTCCAATCTTGGAGAAATTGAAAATCTTCTAGGATTCGCTCTCCGTTTTTTCATGCTAATCCTCGGGCCAGCATGAGATCATCGACGGCCTTCCGACTTTGGTACATCCGGCAACCCCAACATAGTTGGGTTTGCCTTGCATAAACTCGCTTTCTCGTAAAGCGACGTAGTTGTATCGGCAAACGCCGAGTCTACGCTCGGCGTCTGTCATGTTCAATCCAATCATCGCAGTAACGTGGGCAATTTTAGCCTTGCTATCACTAAAGTTTTTCTTGGTGAGTAGCCATGCCGAGTATCCATCGGTATCGCTCTGGCTAGCTGTGACTACCAAACTCCTGGTCCTAGTGGAGAGGGCACGAAGTTGTGCCCATTGCTCATTGATTGCATCCCGCTTTTCTCGAAAACCTGCTGGTAGGGCCATAATGTCAGCATAGTCTATTACAAAGATTTCCGGCATCCAGCCTTCGTCTGCCCATCTTTCCGCCATTGCCGAAATATCGGCAACGCTGAGGGTGCTTGCCGGATAAGTTAAAAGTCGGAATCGAGTAGGATCGTTATGGGCTGACTCTGAGAATGCTTTGACGGCATCATCTTGAGTGATAACCGGTCCAGACATTGTATCAAATGATACCTTCGGTTCTTTTTCCTTGTACTCGATCTGCTTAGGGATAT